TCTGTTGCCTGTTGCATTGAGATAATGAGAAGAGCATTAATGCAGAAACCTAATAAGGAAGGAATAAGAAAATCAAGATGGGCAGTTATCAGAAATACAAATCCTCAATTAAAAACAACAACAATTAAAACCTGGATAGACTGGATTCCAGAAGCAGAATGGGGATATTTTTATTGGTCCGTTCCTTTTACACATAGAATACAAAAGAAGGGAATAGATATAGAAATTATATTCCTGGCACTAGATAGACCAGAAGATGTAAAAAAACTTTTATCTTTAGAACTAACAGGAGTATGGATTAATGAAGCAAGAGAAATTCCAAAATCCATAGTTGATGCCTGTACTATGAGAGTAGGAAGATTTCCATCTATCAGGGATGGAGGACCTAGTTGGTATGGAGTAATATGCGATACCAATGCACCAGAAGAAGATCATTGGTGGGCAGTTATGGCAGGAGATGTAGACATACCTGATTATATTCCACAAGAAGAAGCTCTTATGTTACAGAAACCTGATAACTGGGCATTTTTTTCTCAACCACCTGGAATGTTAGAATGTAAAAATAAACAAGGACAATTGTTAGAATATAAAGATAATAAGGTTGCTGAGAATAGCCAACATCTTACTCCTAATTATTATAATAATATTATTAAAGGTAAGACTAAATCATGGATAGATGTCTATGTTTTAAATAAACTTGGAACAATAGAAGAAGGCAAGTTAGTCTATCCTAACTATAACGATATTGTTCATAAAGCAAAAGAACCAATTCCTGTTAGTAAGGATCTGGAAGTATTTATTGGAATAGATTTTGGTTTAACACCTGCTGCTATCTTTGGACAGCGAACTGCAAGAAACAGATGGCTTCTTATTAAAGAGTTAGTGTGTACGGATATGGGAGTAAAAAGATTTGCAGAATTATTAAAAGGAGAGATAGCAACTTTGTTTCCATATGAATCTCAAAAAATATCAATTATTGGAGATCCTGCTGGAGATTTTAGAGCTCAAACAGATGAAACAACTCCGTTCCAGATTATGAGAGCTGCTGGATTACAATCACGACCAGCTCCTACTAATGATGTTGTTATAAGAACAGAATCAGTTAATTCTGTATTAAACAGAATGATAGATGGAAAATCAGGAGTATTAATAGATCCATCATGCAAAATCTTATTAAGAGGTTTTGATGGTGGATATTGTTACAGAAGAATTAATGTTGTTGGAGATAAGTATGATGAGAAGCCAGATAAGAATAAATATTCCCATATACATGATGCTCTTCAATATATGTTCTTAGGAGCAGGAGAAGGCAAGTCATTATTAAAACAACAAAAACCAATGCAAACTTTTATAGTTAAAAGAAACTGGGATGTTTTTACTAGAAAACCAAAAACTGATGGTAAAGATAAATGGAAACTATTTCGAGGTGGGTAATTTATTTTATAGATAGAAAACCAAAATATTGGTTTGATCTATTTACAAGACCAGGATTTAGACATTGTTTTATATATGGGTATGATCCTTTATCCAATGCTTGGATTGCGTTTGATTTTGCAATAAACGGAATATTCATAAATGTTTTAACTGAAAAACAAATGATATACACTCATAATAAACTATTAAAAGAACATAAAGCAACAGCTTTAATTATAGAAAATAGAGATAAATCTGAAAGAACTTTTAGTTGGGTTCCAATGTATTGTGTATCTGCAATTAAAAGTATGATAGGTATAAAAAAGAGATTTGTTATAACTCCCTATCAATTATTTTGTGCGTTGAAAAATAAGGTAAGTAAAAGTAATCTGTATTCTTTACACTAATTTTATGTATAAATATTATGGGCAGTTTGAATCCTTTTAAAAAACCACCAAAGCCAAAAGCAGCACAAATCACTTATAATGTAACCCAAGCTGCTGAAGAACAACGAACAGAAACCTTAGCTGATCTTAAAGATAAAGAAAAAGAAGATCTATTAAACAAAAATAGAGGAAAGAAATCTTTATTATCTGGTGGATTCGGTGGTTATACTAGAAGTCTATTTGCAGCAACAAAAGGATCTGGAGATACATTAGGATAATCAATGGTATTAAAAAGGACAGGTATAGATGAAAATATCGGTTCACCTACTGATTATGTAGGTGATATACTTAAAAGATATCAGGCAGCTAAATCCAGAAAAGAAATGTGGTCAGGACATTTTGAAGAATGTTATGAGTACGCATTACCACAAAGAGAATCTTTCTATGAAGAACAAGTAGCAAAAAAAAAGAATGATAAAATATTTGACGAAACAGCAGTTGTAGGAGTTCAAGAATTTGCATCCAGATTACAAGCAGGTATGGTTCCAACATTTGCCAGATGGGCAGATTTAAGAAGTGGAACTGAAATTCCACCTTCTGAAAGACTAAGAATTGATCAAGGACTAGATCAAATAACTGATTATATATTTGAGATTTTACAAAACTCTAATTTTAATCAGGAAGTCCATGAATCCTTCATGGATCTTGCTGTTGGTACAGGAGCATTATTAGTAGAAGATGGTGATGCAAATAATCCTATAAGATTTAGAGCAGTTCCTTTAGCACATTTAGTTTTAGAAACAGGACCGAATGATGATATAGATTCTGTATTTAGAACAAGATGGTTAAAAACAGAAGATGTACAAAATGCTTATCCTAAAGCTATTATACCAGATTTTGCTTTAAAGAGAATGGATGTAAAAAATAATCCAGTAAAAAAATGTGAAGTACTAGAAGTTGTAAAAAGAGATTGGTTAAAACCAAATGAATATGTATGGAAACATTGTGTTATTTTAAAAGAACAAAAAGTTTTAATTTTCGAACAAAGTTTAAAGGGGGATGGTGCTAATCCTTGGATTGTATTTAGATGGTCTAAAGCAGCAGGAGAAGTTTATGGAAGAGGTCCATTATTAAATGCTTTACCTGCAATAAAAACTTGCAACCTAACTGTCGAACTAATATTAGAAAATGCTCAGATGTCTATTGCTGGAATGTATCAAGTAGATGATGATGGTGTCATAAATCCAGATACAATCCAATTAGTACCAGGTTCTATTATTCCAAGATCTCCTGGATCTACTGGATTAACTCCAATAACTCCTCCAGGAAACTTTGATGTAGCACAATTAATACTTCAAGATATGAGACAAAATATTAAAAAAGCATTATATAATGAACAACTAGGAGATCCAAATAAAACTCCAGCTACTGCTACAGAAATTACAGAAAGAATGGCAGATTTATCTAGACAGATTGGTTCTGCATTTGGTAGACTACAAGCAGAATTTGTGAATCCTATTTTAAGAAGAGTTATTTATCTTTTAAGAAAACAAGGAAGAATTGAATTACCTATGTTAAATAATAGAGAAATTAAAATTAAACCTGTTTCACCATTGGCACAAGCACAAAATAATCAAGATGTGTCAATTATAGATAGATTCTTAGATATACTAGGAGCACGATTTGGACCAGAAAGTTTAAATATGTTTGTTAAAACAGATGTAGTCGCAGGATATATTGCAAGGAAATTGGGATTACCAGGAAATATAATTAGAACTGCTGAAGAACAACAACAAATAATGGCACAAATGCAACAAATGGCACAACAACAACAACAACCACAAGAATAATGACCTGGGAAAATATAAACAAAGATAAGATACCACAAGGAGTAAGCATTGATGGAGTTCCAAGATCTCCTGAAGCTGAAAAGAAATTAAACGAATTAGTTGCCTCTGTATTTGTTGGTCCTAATGGACAAGAAGTTATTAAGTATTTACGATCAATATCTATAGACGCAGTTAGTGGTCCAAATGTAACTAATGAACACCTTCGTCATTTAGAAGGTATGCGTTATATAATTGCTATATTATTAAAAAGGATAACATCACATAACCAAGGAGGTAAAGATGCCCGATCAAGAACCGACAACCGAAACAAGCCAACCATCAGAACAAGCAGAATCACAAAATGATGTAAAGGAAGTTCCACAAGAACAACCACAAGAATCAGCAGAAGAATCAATAAAAGAATCTGTAAAACAAGCAGAACCTGATTATTCTGCTCAAGAAGAACCATCAACTACAGAAATGCCTGAATATTTAAAAGGTATGGATAAGTTCTGGAATAAAGATAAAGGATTAGTAGAAGTTGAAAAACTATCTGA